ATGATCAAAAGCATAGCTTTGGATGCTCGAAAGCTATGCTTTTGTTGTCTCTTCCTGTTGTCCTTTATCAATCCTCCTTTATATCGTAATTTTGTGGTAAATAATTTCGCACATGGATATTCTTCTTAAACCTGATTCTCTAAGTCTGACAGGCTCAATGAATCACTTTATTATATCAAGCTCACAAGAGGTTACGTTTGTTCTCAAGTACGCAGACACGACTGAAATCATCGTGCAGCACATTTATACGCCGAATAAAGCGAAGCGCATAGAGATTGACTTGGAGAATATCATCACTCCGCTGCTTTCTTTTCAACTTCAGGAGTCGACTACAATTTATCGTCAACCGAACATTGCTCGTGAGTTCTTAGTTAATCTCATCGAAGATAAGACAGCTGCACAAGAGTCATGGCAATTCACGGTACTGCGTGCTGGTATCGACAACTTCGCTGACACCGCTTCAAGTTGGTTGAAGCGTAACTTCCTGACGTGGCAGCCAACTGTCAAGCCTGTCACCTATTACACGCCAGAGTTTCTTAGCTACTTCGCTGTCGAGGATTGCGTAGCTAAGTGTCGTGCTTACGTAGAAGAGAACGGTAGTTATGTTCAGACAGACATCGAACTTGGCAACCTCTCTCACGGTAAGGTGTGGACGATGCCAATGCAATATGGTGTCATCGCTGGTAAGTTAGGCAAGATGCCAAGCTACTATGACGTATGGGTAGAAGATGCTGCTGGCACTCGTCTTACCTACATTCAGCGATACTACGCTTCGGACATCCGAAGCGAAGAAGAGCAGTGGGTACTCTTCGAGAACTCACTCGGTGGTATCGACACCTTCCGTGCGTATGGTGATGCAGAGAACACAGCGAAACACACGCACAATGTAGCTGAGATTGAGAACGACTCAGAAGAGTATCGTGTTGACACAGTCAGAGAATACAAGAAGAATACAGGCTTCCTCTCTAAGGAGGAGCGTAAATGGTTGCTCGATTTCTTCCCTTCCTTGGGTAAGTTCCTCTACACAGGCAACTATGTACGTCGCATTGTAGTGACAGAGAGCGACGTAAGCTGGCAGACAAAAGACCTCCCTTCATCTTATACATTTACCTATCGATATGCAGATGCACGTCCCTACCTGAATATTACCAGGTCAGAGGACGCTACGCCTGCAATGTTGGATATCAAGATTCCTGATGTTGGGTCTTTTACCATCGCCCCACGCTTAGTTGAGCTTGAGCGACTACCGCTGAGCAGTGGGGCTTTATTCCCTGTCCAGAGTCCTTACTCTGACAAGTGGAACATCACCACAGCTGAAGCTATCCTCGAATGGTTCTCTCGTGAGGTGACTACCGCTTACAAGGGTGATGGAGCGTTTGGACATCATCATGACAATATGTCAGTACTGCGTGCGCTCGACCGCATAGGGAGTTATCTTACCTTGGATGCGCAGAAGATACAAGCTGGCCTTGCAGATGAAGCTAAGTCAGCTCGCACGCTCGACCCTAAGAGTGTCGATTGGGAGAAAATTGTGCGAACAGACCAGGACACCATCGTTAACGCTCTGACTACATTCATGAAGGGTATCACCTTCGGTAAGTCGGTCCGTGGAGAGTCTGGCATATCTATCTATAAGGATGAACAAGGATCCTGGCATATTGATGCTGAATACTTGAACGTTCATCGCAAACTCACAGCAGAGGAGGTTGAGATAATGAAGACCTCTCAAATCAAGGGCAAGGTAGTGAACTCTGCTGGTGGGTTCGTCATTTCTAAGATTGACAGAATAGTCGGAGCTTGGAGATGTTACTTCCGTCAGGAAGATGCTGACGGACGTAGAATCTATAACTCCATGCGAGTGAATGACCTCGCTCTGTGTGAGACATTCAACTTGATAGATGCTGGCGGTCAGTTGTCTAATCACTACTGGCATCGTAGGGTTTCTGCTGTCGGTACTGATTATGTAGACATCGCTGATAATACGAAGGCAGAGGACTACGCAAGTGGGAGCGACGTTCCGCAGGTGGGTGACGAGGTTGTGCAGCTTGGCAACCTCACTGTTCCAGATAGACAGAGTGCTATCATACAGTCAGCAGCAGGAGAGAATTCACCGTACTTTAAGATTATAAAGGGCATCAATTCGTTTACCCTTCCTGACCCTATCTTCCTTTTTGATAAGCAGAAATTCGAGATAAGGGTTGAGAACCCTGCTAACCGTGGTAAATATATACGTCTGCAAGACTTCTTGGAGACAATGCAAGGCCGTATCAATGCTGTTCAGCAGCAATCTGATAAGCAGCTCGTTATTTGGTTTGGTGACGTGGTACCAACGCTCACCACTGAACCTGCTAACGAATGGACGGACGAGACTACTAAGGAATTGCATGAGCATGACATCTACTACAATCGCTCATACGTAGAGACTGGCGGAGGTCGTGCTTATTCTTTCGAGCGAAACCCTGATGGCTCTTTATCTTGGCACGAGATAACAGATGCTGATGTGCTTAAGTCACTTGAAGCAGCACAGCGTGCACAGGACACAGCGGATGGTAAGCGTAGGATGTTCGTACATGATCAGCCGGTTCCTCCTTACGATAAGGGCGACCAGTGGAGCAATGCTACCTTCGGAGATAAGTATAACAATGATTTGCTTGTCTGTGTCCGTCCGAAAGCGACTGGTGAGCCTTTCGATATTGAAGATTGGCAGTCTGCGCAAGAGTTTACATCCAATAAGTTCAAGGCAGAGATGAAAACGACCGCTGATAATATTACAGCGACGGTCACCAACCTTAAGAATGGACTTATCGAGGTAGGCTTTGAACTCGATGGAGAAAAGAAGAGCTTCACCGTCACAGCAGAGAATTTCAAGGTTCAAACACCAGCAGGAAAGGTGGCCTTAATGACCTCGGATGGAAAGGTTAACGCTGACTTAATCGAGGCGAAAAGCATACGCACATCTCCGAGCAGCGAGGGGTTACACATTAACATGTATGAGGGTACATTCGATGTGTTGACGAAGGATAACAAGAAGGGCATCAGCATGACAGTGGATAAGGACGGATTTCCTCATCTTATTTTCTTCGATAACGAGGGGCATGCTAAGTATGATTTGGGTTATACAGGATTGAAGGAACTTGTGTCTGCTTATCAAGCAGCCTACTGGACTAAGCAGTCTCTTGTCAATGTGACAGATAAAGGTCTATCAGCTGTTTATCCAAAGACTGTTGAAGGCAAAGTGTGGCATGACTACCACGCTGCCCGACACTATGCTACAGGTAAGCTGGGTGACGACGCAGATAATGATGGTAAGACGTTCGACTCTGAGGATGTCGGATACCCTATTCCTGATGGATGGTATACCGCAGAGAACGAACAAGGTCAATACTTAGAAAGAGGGAATGAATCTATCGTTGATGAAGAAAACCAGAACAAACCTAAGATACGTGTGTTTGGTGTAGCTATTTCCAAGGCAGAGAATGGACGATTAAGTAATATGGGGCATGTTTGGTTCTCTGTCACTAACGGTAGAGCTTCCTTCTGTGACCCTGATGGTAAGCCTATAATTGTTACAGATTCTCTCTTGCAGAATTATCCATTTGACCAGTATAAGGATAGAGTTTAACTAATATAAAACAAAATGAAAAAAGCATTAGATTGTATTTACAGGATTTTCGAGAAAGTCGCTGCTATCGGTAGCGACAAGTACTTACACCTCATTGCAGGCCTTATCGTAGCCTTCGTGCTTGGTAGGCTGTTTGCAAACGTTGAATCGTGGGCATTCCCTGCAATTACGGGTGTGTTGATGCTGATGACAGGTAAGGAGTGTGTTGATTATTACCTCCGTGATGAGCAGTTCGACTTGAAGGACGTGGCTGCTGGTCTGGTGGGTGCGTTTGTCGGAGTTTTAATGTGTCTGCTATGAACTATTTAGAGCAATTTAAGTACGTGATGTGTTCAGTCATCAGCGGAATGCTGAGCTTGTTTTTCCCGATACGTGATTTCATGTACGCAATGTTGATTGTGTTTGGTGTCAACTATATCTTCGGATTAGTTGCAGGACTGAAACATGGCGAGGAATGGAACTTAAAAAAGTCAATGGTGTTCTTCTATCATTGTTGTTTGTTCTTCGTAATGTCAGCTTCTATCTTCATTACCGGCTATTTCCTCCACGCTGGGGAAGAGACGCTCGGAGTTGTGAAAGCATTATGCGGTGTGGCGATTTGGTTCTACTCGACGAATATCGTCCGCAATTGGAGAATGATGCTCATTGAGAATACGACGATGTGGAAAGTAGCCGGCTTTGTTTATTACGTTCTGACACTGAAAGCGATTGACAAAGTGCCGTTCCTTAGCGAGTATCTTAAGAGTTCGCACGTTGATGTAGATGATGATAAACCAAAATTTGATTAGTTATGGCAAACTTTACACTTGCGGAGCTGGTACAATCCAGCACCGCAGAACAATTAAAGATAAACAATAACCCTCCTTCTATTGTAAGGGTTCACCTGACAGAGACGATTACCCTATTAGAGTGTATTCGTGCGGAGTGGGCAGAATATTGCGAGCGTCACGACCTCGGTACTCCTGCTATCCGCATCACAAGCGGTTATCGCTCACCAGCACTGAATAAGGCTGTAGGCGGTGTAAAGAACTCAGCTCATGTCATGGGTTATGCCGCTGACCTGCAACCTGTCAATGGGAAGCAGGACGAGTTTGAGAGGTTCTTTGCAACAGAGTTCTCTCTGATGGGGTACGCCTACGACCAAATCATCATCGAGAAGTCTAAGTCTTCTCGTTGGGTGCATGTCGGTTATAAGCGTGCTGATGGAAAGCAAAGAAGACAATGTTTTGCATTAAAGGTATAAGAGTATGGAAGATAAGGATATTAAGTATTACGTGTACACAGTGTTAATCGTAATAGGTCTACTTGCGCTTACGGCACTCTGTATTAGCTGTTCAGACAAGAATTTTGTAGAGTTGCAATCTACTCGCACAGACACTGTCTACGTGACAAAGAAAGACAGCATCAATCTCAAGGATAGCCTTGTTGCCAGACAGGTGATTAATGTTCGTGATAGTATTACTATTCACGACAGCGTGGTGGTAGTTCAGGATGAACAAGGCAACATTAAAGAACGGCTTATTGTCCGCTATCGTGACCGCTGGCACACTACGCAGGATAATCTTACGCTCCAACGCCAGATAGACCGCTACAAGGCAAGCAATGATAGCCTACGTGCAACAAAGACAGAATATAAAGAAGTTCCAATACCAGTAGAAAAGAAACTATCTCGGTGGCAGAAAATCAAGATGGATGTAGGCGGATGGGCAATTGGTGCTATGTCGACAGTTCTGCTGGGTGTTATTGGATATATCGTTGTTTGGCTCTTGAAGAAATATAGGAAACTTTAATGTGTCAATCCTTGCAAATTCTTGAATAACTTGCAAGAAATTCTATGATGAAGTACATCAAGGTATATATCACAGAGAGCCGTACGAAAGATAACCGTTTCGCACAAGCTTCTATCCGTGGCATTGAAGATAATACGGGTGAGAATTTTACGAGCTCTCACCCTAAACTCCTTCAAGACATCATTTGTCACGCTCTATCTCTTGCGCACGGTGTCGAGATTGAAGGTAATAACGGATTTACTTATATATTCCCATTCAAACTATCATAACATGGCGATAGAGAAGTTATACTTAGAACACAAACAGGCAGGCGGACGACTGACCGCTGACGAGTTTAACAAGTTGCCTGAAAAGGTAAACGAGTTAATCGACGCACAGAACTCTGAGGAGGAGCGTGTGAAGAAGACGATTGCAAAGAACCGCCCTACGCTCGGACAGCTTTCAAATGTAAATAGCGAAACAGACGAACTCACATCTGAGACGTGTGTTCTCGTATGGAATGGCGACGAGTGGGTTCCCATGAAGCTGTCTGAACTTAATATTGGGCAAGGAGGTGGAGGACAGCAACAGACCATTCTCTATTACTTGCGTCCTGTCAATCAGTCGCCATCGACAACGCTATCGGCTTCTAAGTCAGCAGGCGAGTGCGCTATTCGATTTATGTTCGTGTCACGCACTAAGGATGTCGGACAGGCGGATTATGTTGATAGCGGTGAGTGGGGAACGTATGAAATCTTCGCTAAGGCTGGCGATGGTACGTTCGTAAGTAAGGCTCGTGGTAGATGTCAGTCTAATACGATTACCACTGTTGATGTGTTCAAGTTCTTAGAGAGCGGACAGAATAACATCATGGTGAAGATTACAGGTGAGGTAACAGGTCAAACCTCCCCTGCGTTAGTGTATTCGATTACGCTGTCTGCCCTCTTCCTCTCTATCTCCGAGTTCAACTGGTGGAAGGCTTATCAAGGCGATATTGTTCTTCCATGCTATATCAGTGGTAACATCTCAAAGACGCTTCATGTGAAGATAACAGGTGAAGGATACGAACAGACGTATGAGCGTCAGTTCGGTACAGCGACTTATACATCTTCGCCTGTCGCTTACACCGTTCCATTTACGAATAAGACAGGTCTTTTCCATCTATCTGCTTGGCTGTCTAATGAAGACAACACCGTCCAAACTACTCCTGTAGGCTATGACTTTATGGCCGTAGCTAATAACGAGGCAGTGAAGATGGTCGTTGTGAATAATAAGGCAGAGAAACTGCTGAACTGGTACGAAAATAAGGTGTTGGAATATGCTGTATATGACGGCAAGGCTGTTACGACACCGCTATCAATCCTGATGAAGAAGGATAACGAGGTGCTTCAAGAGAATGTATCAGAGAATACGCTGACACAAACCAAGATGCAATACACGCTTTCGCTCGAGGTCGAGACAATCGATAACTCCGATTTCACAGCGTTAATCGGTTTCCGTTCTCACCCAACAGATGAGGTTCGCTTGCGTGACGCTATTCCTTTCCCAGTGGATAACTCACAAGGTTACTCTGCAACAGCTGGAGCGGTGTTCTATCTCAATGCTAAGAACAGAAACAACACCGACACCGACCGCAATGTCCTCCGCAATCTCATCAATACCGAGCATATCGGTGCTGATTGGCAGAACGTTGCATTCTCTCGTGATGGTTGGGTGACGGACGATGAAGGCGCACGCACATTGTGCTTGCTCGCTGGTTCACGATTGACAATAGATTACAAACCATTCGCCAAGGAAGCTGCTCAAAGTGGCAAGACTATCGAGATAGACTATCAGATTAATAACACATCTGATTACGATGCAGAGTGCATCTCTATTGCTATGCCTTATCAGAAGGGTTATATCGGATTGAAGGTTAAGCCGTCTTCTATTATGTTCGCAACCCGTAGCGAGCGTAATCCTGATGTGCAAGCAATGAGTACAGATGATGGTGTGCGTATTCGCCTTGCGATCGTGATTAGTCCTAAAAAGTACACTTACGTACTGAATGGAAATACGTATTACCTTAACCTCGTCTATCTCTACATTGACGGTATCGAAGCTCGTAAGTTTGCCTACTTGCTTACGGACTCTATGCAGATAGGTTCAGGGGGAGGTATCGTTATAGGTTCTGATAAGGCAGATGTTGACCTCTATTCTATCCGCATCTACGATAGTGCGATGGACGCTGCAAACGTGCATCAGGATTATATCAATGCGCTTGCAACCGTAGGAGAAAAGAGTGCCGAGAAAATAGATAATGACATCTATGATACGCTCGGTACCACGGTTGACTTTGATAAGGTGCGTGGCAAGGTGAATGTCTTTACATTTGACAAACCATTGCCGGCTTATGAATACGGCAAATCATATAAGCCTAAAGGTACGCTTGAGATATATCCGAAAGACGGTAATACGAATCTTAATCGTTTGACGATTACCAATCTTCAGCTGCAAGGTCAGGGAACATCATCTATGCTTTACTACCTTTGGAATTGGAAGGCGAAGGTAGCGAAAGATACTACTATTGTGTATGAGGATGGTCAGACAGCACAGAAGAAATTTGAACTCTTCAAGAATCTGCCGAAGATTTCTAAGCTGACAGCGAAAAAGAACATCGCTTCTTCAATGCAATACCACAAGTTAGGTTCTGTAAACTCATATACAGACCTATGGAAGGCGGTAGGATTAACAAATGAGGGTATCGAGCAGGATAGCGAAGCACGTGTGTCTATTTACCAAGAGACATTCGTTGGATTTGAGAAACAGACGGCAGAAGACGGTACTGTTACATACAAATTCGTCGGTCTGTTTACAGTAGGACCAGACAAAGGTGATGCTGCAACCTTTGGATATGATAAGGATTTGTTCCCTGACCTCCTATCAATAGAAGGCTCTGATAACTCTCCACGCCTTACCTTGTATCAAGTGCCTTGGGATAAACGACGCATCCGCTATAACACAGAGGAGGAAGCGTACCAGTACCAAGTCTCCGAACTCTCTTGGGAGAATTGTTGGGACTTAGACTATGCTGACCTCCCTGCGGATGATAAGTCAACAGCAGACAATGAGACCCGTCAGCGAGCAGAGCAACTCGTTGAGTCGTATATCACTGCTTATAACATCGTATATCAGTGTAATACATTCATTGAGCCTTTTAACGGTACGCTTGATGAGTTAAACGCTGACCCACATTCAACCCATATTGAGTATTGGATTGCAAAGGAAGGCGACCCTAATCAATACAACCTATACTATTACGATAGCTTGTATAAGCGGTTCTGCCCATCTACGCTTGATAGCGGTGTGTCGGTAGTAAATCTTCGACAGCAGTTAGTTGGAGATAAGTACGGATTGACTGAGACGATATTCAACTCAGTTAATGATGTCGCTAAGCTTAATGAGTTATTCAAGGCAGCACGCATTCAGAAGCTCCGTGCTGAGCAGCCACAGGACTGGGACATAATGGACCTACTTTTTCATCAGCTATACGTAGAAACAATAGCAGCAACGGATAACTGTGCAAAGAATACTTATCCGTATAACTTTAACAAAGAATAGAAATGGCAAAGAGTAAATGGAAATTTCGTCAAGATGACTTGGATACTATATTTTCTGTCATCAATCAAGGTTTAATGAAGAAACCCAACTGGGTAGAGTTTCACGACACCTATGCTGACGGCACACCAGTATGGAATGGAGAAAAGTCCGTACTATGGAACTTGATGGAGCAGGCATACCCCGAGGAACGTGCGCAAATGATGCGTCGCATGCTTGCGAAGATGGAAGAGTTAGGAGGCTTACAGAAAGGTTCACACCAGCAGAAGCTATTTGCTTTCTTCGCTAAGTACTATTTTTCTGTGATTGATAAATTCTCATCTATGCTCTACAATGAGGATGGCAAGCTGTATGAGAAAATGAAGCTCGCCATGCTGCAGGGTACTTATACGAATGATACCGACCCTCTTGGTCAGTCGCTTGGTGATGGTCAATCTCCTGAGGTTGCGTGGGTAAAGAAGCGCATCCAATACCTTATGTCTAAGTATTCCTTTGGCGACTACGATGCTAAGACAGCTGAAGGTGCGATTACTGTTCGTACCTCCGCACAGGCAGACGCAACGACTAACTCTATCGTTCTGCGCCTGACGCCTGCGATGAAATTGTACCCTACTATTGCCTACGGTACTACAATCATGCGTGGTGCTCGCACGGACGCAGGTAAGGCTTGTGAGATTGTAGTCGATATTAACGGTACGTCAGACCAGCAGCTCTCTGTCAAGTCAGCTGACTACCTGCTCGATATAGGCGATTGGAGTTCGTATGTAATCAATGGTGCATTGTCTATTATAGGTAAGCGACTCAAGCGATTGAAACTTGGTGATGAGAACGAGCAGAAGGTGAAGATACTCATAGCTTCACTTACGCTTGGCAATACAACCTCCTTAGAGGAGATTGATGTTCAGAACATCTCTACTCTTGGAGGTTCTCTTGATATGCGTAGTAACTTTCGTTTGCGCAAGTTCCTCGCTGGTGGCTCATCGCTAACCGAAGCACACTTTGCTGATGGTGGTGCGCTTGAGAAGGTGGACTACCCTGCTACCACGTCATACATCGAACTAAAAAACCTCGATAAACTCACGAACGAGCACTGCAACACAGAAGGTTGCGCTCCTAACGTTATGAGTTACTTTATCAGTGGTTGCGACAATCTTCAACCCGTGAAGAAACTCATCGACATCATGGATGCGCAGGTGGGGCAGACCCCTCACGCTCTGCGCTACGTGCGCTGTGTTGGCTTCAATGAGACTTTCACGGACGGACGAGCATTTGATAAACTCTCCCAGCTCGTAGACGGCACATATCAAGGAATCGATGCAGAAGGTCAATATGGAAACGACCCATACCCTGTCTTGGACGGCACTATCAATCTCTCCACAGGCGCATATCGTGACACCTACGATGCACTTATGACGCACTATCCAAAACTAAAGCTGAACATCGCTAAGTGGTGGATTCGCTTCGAGGACCCAGAAGTGAAGCGCATCTGCGTGGAAAATTGGGATAAGGACGGTGACGGTGAGCTTTCTATGGAGGAAGCTGCAGCCGTTAGTTCCATCGGGACTATATTTGCTAAAAATAGAAGAATAAGAAATCTGCAAGTCTTATCTTTTACCAATATAAAAAGACTTGGATATGAGAATTTAAAGGAATGTGACTCTTTAGAATCAATTACTATTCCTAAGAGTGTTGATTATATAGATTGGTATACTTTTGGAGGTTGGGCTTATAATCCTCTTAAATCTCTTAAGAGGGTCCTTGTTGAAGAAGGTTTGTTGTCAAATATACCAGAAGGTTTTGATAATCTTATAAAAGATGTCGTAGACTATCCTTCTACAATATCTTCTTTTGGAGCGTATCAACCATCCTTACAAGCGAAGATTACCATTTTAAGAGCTCCAATCCCTCCTAATATTGGATCCCGTTCGCTCGGTGGTAACGGACTTCTATATGTTCCCGACGAAGTAATAGACGTTTATAGACATTCTGACGGCTGGTCTCGTATTGCAGATAGAATTTACCCCCTTAGTGAGTATCAAGAGTGATACTCACTAAGGGGATGTAAGCGAGACTGATAAGGGAAATCCTTCCACGCCTCTCTATATCTCGCCAAAGCAGAGTCGGGAACATAAATTTTTAAATCAGAAGGTATTTGATTGAGCGTATTTATGTTGAAAAATCCTCTATTTGTAAATGGCATCTCGCTACATATTACCACAATCTTTACATTTTTACTATAAAGGAACGTACGATACCAATGAGACTGAACTGTAGCTGGAAGCCATACTTCTTTTAAATTGGGCATTTCACTAAAGACGTCAGAAGGTAGCTCTTTTATTTTAAAGAATTGCAGGGCTTTCAGGCTTACTATTTTTTTGTTATTATAAAACTTAGTCCCGATGG